TTCGATTGTGCCATCGGAAATGCGTTTGACTAGGTCGCCATAAAAAATGCTTGTAGCATAGCCACTTGCAATTTCCATTTGACGAGTTGCGCCAGCAAAAACTTGACCGCCAATTAAATTAACCGGCTTCAAACCATAAGGTTTGTCAACAGTAGGATAAGCCATTTAAGACTCCATAGTTAAATTTAAGAACCTTTACCAAAACTTGTCGAAGACCGGCTCTCTTTAAAGAGTGGCATCCGCGCATCGCTTTGGCGCATTAAGTTATTGTCCACAGCATCCGTCTGAGCCTGTGTTTGCTTTGCGTAATACTGACTACGTTGGGCAACAAACTCTTTTGGTGTCTTGCAAAGCAATAACCCGCCAACCTCAACGTTGTCTTTAAAACGACTATTGGGGTCAACTAGCAGTTGAAACTTTGGTTGCTCTTCAATCTTGACCGGTTCCCATCCTTCCCTGAGTTTGGCAGAGAGGTTACGTGGGTCGGCTTGGTTTAAAGCAGCAACACGAATCCAACGGTAAGCGAAACCTTCCTGCATATCTGGCTCAGGTAACAATTCTGCGGGCGCCCACTGCTGAGGGCGCTGTTGAACTGTGCGGGTTTCTAACTCACGGGTAAGTCTATCGGTAGCCATTATTGGGCCTCCAGTTTAATTTGTTCGCGGGCATACTGTTCAGGCGTCAAACCAAGTTTTTTGGCAATTTGAATTTGACTAGCTTTTAACTTCACTTTAGTGGGTGAAGTACTGCGGGTCGCAGGTGCCACAACGGTGCTAGATTTTGTACGGGGCTGGTCGGCCTTCGTTTCTGTTTCAGAAGACTCAAAGTTTTCTGGAAACCGTCTGCGCATTGTTTTGTCCAATGTCGCATAGTAATCATCTGACCCAACAACTGTGCCGTTACGTTTAAGCTTTTCGTGTAAGCCTAAAACCGAAGCGGTCATTTCTTCATCCTGCCCAAACCAAGTATTGCGCTCTTGCCACGCTTTAGCTCGATTATCAGGCGGAATAACCTGTTGTTGTGGTGCTTGTTGCTGTTGTACCGCGTTTTCTTCGCGTTGTAAAGCAGGTGCTTTAAATTTCTTTACTTCCCGCAACTCATATGTTGCTTCCTGCATCGCTTGCTGGGCGTCTACGAGCTTATCGCCATCACCCGCATCGTAGGCTTCACGATAGGCTTTTTTAGCGGCGTCTAGGCGCAATTCAGCAGCGTTGGTAGCAGTTGCTACATACTCAACTTCGCCAGCAGCGTAACGTTGCTTTAATTGTTGATTTTCTTCAACAACTCGACGGGCGTAGTTAATAGCCTCTTGTTGCTCACGATATGCAGCTTCTTTTTCGCGTCTTTCGTCATGCCAAACTTTTTTAAGCTGTTTGAAACGGACTTTAACTTTGTCGGAGTATTCCTCTAACTCGTCTTTATCCAGCTCATCAACCAGCTCTTTAGGCATTGGTTCACGGCCCCGGTCTTCGGGGGGTGTATCGTCCTCGATCTCAATGTCAATTTCTACCCTGCCACCCTTGGCAAGTTTGTCATCATCAAGCTCATCGGGAAACTTAAATTCGTTTTGATCCATGTTTCTTCCTTATTTGCGCTTAATACCGCGTGGGTCATCAACTGTACCCTCAACCGTATCATCGTTAATCATGCGAAATTCACGACCGTGAATCACTAAGCGGCTACCTGAGTTGGGTCTGACCAACACAAAGTCACCTTTTTTGCACCAAGGACCTGATGGGAACTTGTTTGGGTCTTTATAGCAATCTGGACCCATTTCAACTACAAATAACACCGTAGTCAGTACCTCCTCAATGTGCATAGTCTCGCCAGCTTTTGCCAGTCCACTGTCGTACATTTTGTCTACTTCTGGAATAGCACACAAAATGTGATAACCAGATGGTTTAGGAAGTTGACTTGCTTTTTCGTCGGCGGTGGCCTCAGAGCGGTACATACCTACTACTTGCGGATTATCGGGGTTTGAGCCGATAAGGATTTCACTCATCAGAGTTCTCCATGCGGTTTTTAAGGTCTAGGGTATAGCCCCGCGCAGTGAGAAGACCCTTAATCTCACCACACAGTCTTTTGTACTCTTCAAATGTGTCGGCTTTACCTGTGCCTACGTACTCAAAGAGTTGTTTTACTTTGTCATCAATTTCTTTAACAATGACCTCGAACGCATCCATCATTCACCTTTTGTCGGTTTGTTGCGGTTGTTTTGTTGTGCTGTTACCTGTTGTTTTTGTACGTTAATTTGTTGCCGACTTTTCTCAGCATCTAACCCTAAGCGAATACTTTCCAAGGTCTGTTGAGATTCTAAGTTTTTACGATCGTGTTCTGCCTTCAGCCCTATACGTACGCCCTCAGCTTTAGCCTGATTATCTACACGAGCTTTTTCTATTTGGATTTGCGCTTGCTTAAGCTGCGCATCAGACTGATCTTTTTGCGTCTTGCGTTGTAGGTCTTGTTGCTTAATCTGCAACTCTTGTTGTTGCATTTGAATCAACGGGTCTTGCGCTTGCTGTTGAGCCTGTTGAGCTTGAGCTTCTTGCTGGTTTTGTTGGACTAACCGTTGCGCAGCTTGAGCCAACATCGGAGCCAAACGAGCTTCGACTTCGGGGTCCATATTGATGTCTTCACCCGACTCATCTTTCTGTGGTGGCAGTGGCATACCAAGCTGCAGTTCAATCTGCTTGCGATACTCAAACCCTAGATGCTCGTTGATGTGCGCCATCATCGCAGCTTGCAACTGCGGAGCCATAGGGTTGTTCTGTAGCAACGCAATAATTTTGGGGTCTTGCATCGCTGACATGTGAACAGCAATATGAGCCTGATGGTCTTGGTACATGAACGCCTTCACAGGTTTCATCATCAATACATTTTGGTTCTCGCTCACTGGGTCTTTTGGCTTTTGATCCTCATCCATCGGGATCAGTTTATTAGCCTCTTTAATACCCAACACATCTAACATCTGACGATGCAACAACGGCATGTTGTACATCTGTGGTGCTTGCATAGCTAACTGTAAAACGGCCTGATACTGGACGATTTTTTGCGCCATTGTCGAGGCATTAGGATCGCTGACAGGAATAACGTCAACATTGTCGTAATCAGACTTTTTAGCTTTGCGACTACCTTCAATTGGTTCATAGTTGTAGTCTTCAGGTGTGTAGTCAGCAATGATTTTTTTAAGCAGTCCCAACTCTTGCTTCATCGAGTAGTGGACACGCGCTTGAATAGCACTCATCACTTTCAATGTTCTTTCAAGAATCGCCAGTGTCGTACCCACTGGAGCTTGTGAACTCATGTCGCTAACTTGTAAGTCAGCCGTGTTTGCAAACCTGCGACCTTCTTCAACGATCTGGTTCATCAGAGCCAACAGCACTTGGCTTGGCTCTTTGTATGGGAGTGGCAAGATGTTATCTTTCATCGTACCGCTTGGTACGTCTACATCTCTAAACTCACCGGGGGCAATGGGTGTGTCGTCGCCCTTGATGCGCATGCCACGGGTCTTAAACCCACCCGGCAAATTACTCAACGTACCTGCATCGACTAATTGCCGAATAAGCGACGTACCCGATTTTGCAAACGCCCCCACCAAATGAATAAGGCCAAAATAGTAAAACCCAAAGCCCGGAACATAACCGTAATGAACCAAGTGTTGACGCTTCGCATGAGTCTCATCATCAGGCTCCCAGTTGCGACGAATTGCTAAGACGGTGTTACTGCCCTTCTCGATCGTAACGATATACGGCAGTGCAATACCCGTTGGCTTCCCGTCCTCATCTTTATGCTCATGCCCTGCTAGGTCCAAGTTAACCTGCATCTCAAGCAGCTTGTACCGTGCATCTGAGGTTGCCCTAAACCCTAACTTCTCGGCAATCTTCTTCTCGACTTCATCAAGAACATTGTCTGGCTCACCCAAATCTATATCGCAATAAAAGCCAGCCACCTGCAACTTGCGCAGTTCGTTCTCGGTCTTGCGCATAACGTGTGTGACACGCTCAGCGGTTTGAATGTTTGACGCGCCATATGGCACAACAATATCTTCTGCTGGTACGAAGATACTCACTTGACGTTCAAGCGCCGGGTCGTAGTACACCTTTTTGAACGCATTACCTGACAGACCCAAGCCCCACAGCATGCGCTCATGCTCAGGGCGATACTCAGTCATCTTGTCCATCAACTGGTAGTTCATATCGTCTTGGACACGCAGCGCAGCTTCTTTCTTATCAGGCGTCTCTTTACCGATGATCTGTGTCTTGACCGGCCCCATTGCAGGGAACGTAGCCATCATTGTCTCGGCTTGAAACTTAACTAGCGCCTCAGTCAACAGTGGGTGGTACACACCGCATGCACCGGGCCAAGGCTCCATGCGCTCTTCAATTTTTAACCCAAGCAACTCAAGCCCGTCAACGTACGTCTGCATCCAGTCTTTGCGACTTGACACGTCATCTTCGTAGTCACTTACTAACTCACTGGCAATAGACTGAAGCTCACTCTCATCCATATCCTCAGCTAAGTTTTCACTAAACTCTTCTTCGGCTTCCTCAGCAGTGAACTCAAGTATTGGCTCACCATCTAGGCCAATGGTCACTGACTCTGGGTTTTCAATTTCAATCTCAAGTGCAGGCTCATCTTCGTTCATCTGGTCTAACGCATCAAGACCCTGAGGAGCTGCATACAAACTCTTTTCCATCGCCATGATATTTAACCTTTCCGTCTTGCAGTATTAGTTTTTGGGTTGTAAGTAAACTCAGACGCTGGAACTTTTTGCTGCTTAGAAGCTCGGTCTTTGGCACGTTCTTCTGCTGTCATTGCATCGCGCTTCTTACCTTTAGCAGTGAGCGTCTCACCATCAGCTTTCAGTTGTCCACGTTTTTTTAAAATCGTCACTGCAGCACTCTTGCTACCCACCTGTGCAGATAGCCGGTCTATAAGTTGGTTCTTGCCCATGAATTTTTGAGTTGCCATGAGTAGTCCTAGTAGTACGCAGCTTTTCTGCGGCGAAATTCACGAACCTCTTCAGGCTCATCGCTATCTAGCCGTATGAACCCACCTCTTCGAAACCGCAGCAACGCCTGAGTCATTGAGTCCACTAAGTCATCATGCTCGCCTGACGGGAAGCTCGCTACTTCCTCAACCAACTCATCAGCCCAACGTGTACCCGGGACCCACACTCTACCTGACGCAAATATATCAGCTACTGCGTTAAGTCTAGCTATTTTATCGTTACCTTTGCTCGGCGTATACTCCTGCACCGGTATACCCATGGCCCGCAGCTCAAATAACAACGGCGTACCTGACGCTTTTGCCTCGACAATCAGCGCATCTGGCTCCCATTCTTTCCATTCCTCAAACGCACGCTGCTTAAGCTCAGGAAACTCCATGCGCTTTTTAATTGCGTTGAGCAATATTAAATTGGCCTGTGAAAACCCCGCATCGTCGTCTTGGTAGAACACCCCCCACGTTGTGCAAGCTGAATAGTCGCTACGTTGGGTCTTTAAAAACGCCGTATCCCATGACTGAATGATAAATTCACACGGCGGCGGGTTGTCATCTTCCCAATTCCTCCACCATTCACGCTTAACAATAGCGTTTACGTCAGAAGTTGGCTGTTGTTGGTACTGAGCCTGCCATTTACCTGTTGGCAACTCGTTTCTGAGGGCTTCTAACTGCTCAATAGGCCAAAATTCAGGCCAAAGTGGATTACCTGAAGGCAAAATTGCTGGAAATTCAATGACTTTCCACTCTTCACCACTGCGTTGTAGCGCAGATTTCAATACCTGCCCTGTCAAGTCCTTCTTTGACCACCTTGTCATCACAATAACAATGGCTCCCCCCGGCTGCAGACGTTGCCTAGGACCAGATGT